ACAATGCACATTTGTCATTACAAATATTTTACTTGTCGCAAATTTTGGTGTTATTGTTACGGACAATCCAAGGTCAAAATAACTTGTAGCACTAACATCCGTTTGGGTATGAAACTCAGCTCCTTCAACCACTTGAACTACAGTGCCAGGCACTGCAAGTCCACCCTCATCAGTCACAACGAGTTTCTTACCAGTAGGAATTGTAATCGTTGTACCAGTTGCAGTGTTTAGATTATTTACTAATAAAGTACTCATACTGATATCTCCGTCAAAGTAATCGTAGTAATACCACGCAAACTAAAATTACCAGTGTCGTTGTTTGGCATTTTGTTTATTGAAGTAACATCACCAGAATGGTCACTTCCACATTTAATTTTATATACAGTTGCACTTGTTGTTGCTGGGGAGTCAAGGAAAGTGCCTGACATTGTTCTCATAATGTAAGGTGAATTTGATTCATCTTGGTTTGAGTCAATAGACATAAAAACTCTTGAAACTGAACCAGTAGCATCACCCAAAGCAATTTGTGTACTTCCTCTGAACAATTTACATCCAGCGTAACGGTGTGTATTACTAGCATTTACAGTAACTTGTACTAAAATTTTTGAAGTATTATATTTTGGAGTAATTGTTGCCGATAAAACATCTGCATATGCTCCACTAATTGCCTGTGTATCAGTTTTTTGTGCTGATACAACTTGTAATGAGGAACCAGCAGGCAACTTAACATTTGCTGCTGTAGTTGCCCCTACGATAGTGTCTACTGTTAATGTTGATGCCATTCTCTATCTCCTATACGATTGTCAAGTTACCACTAACAGTGAGAGTGATATTGTTTGCGATTGACAACGGGCCTGCTGCAAGAGCATTATCCGTTGATGCGATTGTTACGTTTGTATTTAATTCTTGTTCGTGAACTCTGAAAATATCTTTTTTACCATTCGTGGTATCTCCATTAAGAGCTCCACTTGCATTGTCTCCTTGAAAAGCACCAGCACCCAAGGTAACACTACTGTGAAATTTTGCAGCGGTTATTGCACCGTCTGTGATTTCAGCAGTCGTAATAGAGTTGTTCGCCAAATCTTCTGCAGCGATAACATCTACTCCGATACTTCTTGATATAATTTTTCTAATTGCCATTTTTTATGTCCTATACACTATAACTGTAACCGTATTTCATTGAAGTAACATTATATTGATTTGCTGAACCAGAAGACATCTTAAACCCTGTGATGGGTTTATTAGCCCCTAGAGCACAGTGTGCCATACTACCACCAGAGTTGGCAGTGTTACTCCCAAAGTTATAACCTTGACCTTCCATCACCCAAAGATTTGTTGCTGGGTCAATTAACATACAATTAATAGCAATGTTGTATGAACCAGCATAGTATCCAATTGACATCTTTGCGGCTTGGTTTGCGTCACCAGAACCAGAATTTAGATAGTGACCATTTCCAGTTGTATACCTAAACGCAGAATCATATCCCCCATCAGTATAACCATCAGCTGATTTAATACTAAAATGAATATAATTATTTGTTAAAACAATCAAATTAGAAATGTATATTTTAATATATTTAGCCCCGCCAGAAAGTGCCGTTCCAGTTAAATCTGTTTCAAATGATGATGCTGTTGCACCAGCAGAAGATGTTAATCCATTAACAATGACATCACCTGTACCTGTCGGTTTATTAACAAAACTGACTGTACCATTGGAAGCCATAGTCATTGCACTAGTTCCACCAGTGTGAGCGATTGTATCTACTTTTAATGTACTTGCCATATCGTTTTTCCTAAATTCTTTATACTATTTATACGTCTGTACCAGTCTCAGGGTCATAAGTTTTCGCATCTTCAAAGAAACTTGTAGTCTCATTGAAACCGAAATTATCATCATCAGGGTCAAACTCTGTTGCGGCAGCATTTGCTGGTGTAGGTGCAACGGTATATCTCTGTTCCCTTGCAGGCGCATTAACAGCGGTATCTGCATATTGGTCAACTTGTACAGTACGAATAACATTGGTAGATGTTATTGGGCCGTATAGATAATACTTTGCAGTAAAAGAAAGTGTGTAAACAATACTTCTTCTACTTGTGAAGTCACCCTCATAATCATCTTCATACCCAATGCTGTTCAGTACGATTGGAACATCACGAATGATATCCAACTCTGGTATCTCTTTCATTGTTACTGTATATTCTGGTTGAAAGATAGGTAGAATTTGTTCTACGATTTGTAGAGCATCATCAGAGTTCTTTGCAAGAACATACAACTCAAAGTCAACATTGTAAGGAACAGGCATAAAACCAGATTTCAACTGACTACTATCTGTACCATCCAATACTTTCTTTGCTTTAATAATCTTATTCTGTTTTCTAGTTGCATCATAAGATAAACCAGAAATCTCAAAACCAATACGAGGTAGCGTTACTGCAACCTTCTTTGAAAGATTTGGGTCTTCAGTTAGTCTTGATAACCACTTCTGTTTCGGCCCATACGCAAGAGGAACTTTCATTGTCTGTACGACATTACCACTTGCATCTTTCTTTGTTAATTGAATTTGGTTGAAAAGTGTACCAAATGCAACTACTACGTTTCTCGTAGATTCGTTATAAAAATATTGTCCAATCATAATTATTTCATCCCAGCATCACCGAATGGATTCTTTTCGGTAAAGTCTAATATATTATCGTCTGCAAGTTCAAAATCATCATTCTGTGAATTCTCATCAATCGTTGCGACATTATAAGTTTCTAGTACTATATAGGAAGACGCTGCTGAGTCCACAGAATTCTCCAGTACAATAGCACCAGTTCCAGTTGCAGTCTCCAAAGATAGTTGATGTGATAACATATCCAAAGAGTTGTTGTCCTCAATCGCATCAAGTTCTGCAATACCTGTGTCGATAACTTCTGAGGCGTATTCAAATGTCTTACATTTTAGTTTGTAAGTTGGTAAATTTTGTACTGCATAGAATGGGTCATCATGGTCAACAAAAGTAATCTCAAATAATTTATTACCCTTTGGCCAAAAAATCAAATCACCCTCATTCGGGCGAGAGGAAACTAACAGATTATTATCCACTGATATAAACTGTTCCCATCTTCTTCTTGCAACTGTAAATGTTGCATCGTCCTGTATATCTAAACCAAACTTAGACATGAGTTCTTTTTCACCCTCATATCCGTCTACATTATCAACGTACATTTCAATCATGTAAGCATCATCGAATGAAGAACTATTGTCTTCACCAAAGATGTTATCCAAACCAGCAGTATTACGAGGAAGATAATAAACATCTTGCCCATAGATACGCAACTGCTCTATCATCAAATCTTCATAGAGCGCCTGTTCTGGTTTAGTACCTGTATCAAAATATACATTAGTTGGCATAGTTTAACCTATCATATGCATCGGAGGCAACTCGTATGCAAGTTGAATTTGTTCTTCTAACTTATTCAACTCCTCTTGTGCCTGCGTGTAAATTTGTTCACCGTTTAGTGCAACTCCACCCAACATTTGAATTCCTTGAAACTTAGAAAGGTTTGCACCCCACTGTTGTTTGATGAGTTGTGTTGCGTATTTCTTTAGGAATATATCATCCCATACATCAACAAATGTTGCTGGGTCTAGTTTACGATAACATTCAATAATGATATAATCACCATCTATAAAATCTGATTGGAAATCAGCATCCATATACAATCTATTCTGGTGTTGGTTGTGACGTATTGCAGTCTCACCAATAAGAATATGGTCTAGAAAATCTAGATGTTGCATAGTCATTTCATAGTGCATAACAGAAGTTGAACTGAAATCATATAAGTCATTTAGTCTTAACTGATATCTAACATCAAACATATTTAATGTTGACTTATCTGTCATTGGGAATACTTTAACCACAGACATAACACTAGAAGGAACAGGAATATAGTTCTTCTGTTCTTTCCATACTGCTGTTGTTGAACCATCAACGTCTGTTGCAGTTGGTAAGGTTGTGTCTGTTCTTGACCTGTCAATGTCTGCTTGAGACATTTGGTGTTTTAGATATACTCTCTCAATTCCATCATAGTGGTATTGTGCGAAGTACTGAAGTGCTTCGTCAATTCTGTCTTCTACTTGGTCTGGGTCAACATTGATTTCAATCACAGGTTTACCTAATGCCCTGAGACAGTATTCTTTGAATGTAGCCCTTGTGTTTGGTGTTGCCATATCGTTTATCCTTTTGTACTATTTATAACACTACCCAAGAGCAATACCCATTGCAATCGCAAAACCCTGAGTGGAACCGGCAGCAGTCTGCACAGAACCGTCACTAAATTCTATTCCTGTTGAACTCACAACAACTTTACCTGAACCATTTGGTGTAAGGTTGATATCTCTATTGGATGTTGATACAATACTATGTGTTACAACATCTAAGTTACCCCCAAGTTGTGGAGAACTGTCATCAGATACATTCTGAATACCAGAACCAGCAAGTGAACTAACTGAAGCAAATGCAAGATTACCTGAACCATCTGTTTTAAGAACTTGTCCAGAGTTGCCGTCTGCGACAGGATGTGACAGACCGTCAATGATAACTTTACCAGAACCGTTTGGTGTGATTGTAATATTTCTATTTGAGGTGGAAACAATTCCGTGTGTGACTACATCCAAGTCGCCTCCAAGTTGAGGAGTTGAATCGGCAGATAGGTCTGTAGACCCAATATCACTTGTCAATGCGATAGTACCAGCACCGCCTGGAATTGTATGTCCGTTTAGTGTACCAGATAATGTTGTATTACCAGCAACACTAAGTCCTACACTGTTTAGAAGTTGTAGTTCGTTTGATTTCTGTCTACTGACAATCGTGAAAGAACCATTTCCTTTGACAGCAGTTTCAATAAGTCCATCTTCAGTTCCCTGTGATGCATCAGTAATCTTACCAGTAACCTTTGCATATATCTCATCACCACCACCATCGTGTCTACCTTTGAACTGTAGTTGTCCAAGATAATCTGCATCGGCAGGAGAAGAACTATTTCTATAGAGAACAAGTTCAGGCCCAGCGGCAGAACCAGCATCGGTATCTGTTATGGTTATATCACCAGTAGTAGAAATGTTACCAGTACCAGTAATGTTTTGTGAGTTTAAGTCGAGTGCGCCACCAAGTTGAGGCGAAGTATCTTCTACAACATTGTTGATAGAAACTGCTTGTGCTCTTGCATCAGTGTAATAAAGATTTGTTGAACCTTCTGAAAGATTATCAGTATCTTTTGCAGTAAACCCAGCATCTACTCGTGCGTCTGCTCGTGACTGTGTGTAGTAAAGGTTAGAACCTTCTGTCAAATCACCAGTGTCAAATGCAGTGAGATTACTTGTACCAACAAACCCTGCCCAACCCATAAGTGAGTGTGCAGAACATTGATAGTGAAGAACTGATGGAGTTGCGTGTGCAACTACAATCTGTGTGTATGCACCAGCATTACCAGCAGTTCCAGAAGTTGTTACACCAGTTGTAAAGGCAGTACTTTTATTCTCATCCAAGTAAAATCTAAATGGATGATTAGCGTTACTACTATCCGATTGGTCAAACTTATAAGTGTTGCCAGGAATAAGATTTAGATATGGAGAGAAAACTCCGTTTATCTTATACTTACTACTAGAACCACTTCCGTGATGAACGTGTGCAGAAGTAGAAGATGCAACAGTTACATATAATGTTTTTGTAGACGCTTCAAAGTCGGTTGCATACTCGTTATTAACAGTAACAATATTGTTACTACCATCACGCATATACAATTTACGGTCATATGTATTGACTGCAAATTCGCCCTCTGCCAAATCCGAAGTAGTAGGAATATTGGAATGAGTGTGCGACCTTTTAAGTTTTATGTCCAAAGCCATTAGGCAAAACCCCTATATGACTATTTAGAATGTGCCGCCGTCAACACTCGTAGCAAATGAAAGGGTATCGGAACTTGCCGTATAGGCTAAGAACCCATCGTTAGAACCACCACCATCAAGTGCAGACAAAGTATTGGCAGAGTTGGCAACTAGTACAGAACCTTTTGCAATTGCACTCAATCCAGTACCACCGTGTGCAACACCAATGTCTGTACCATTCCAAACACCAGTTGCGATTGTACCCAATGTGGTAATTGTATTTTGTCCAACATAACTACTTGCAATAGTGATTGCATTTGATGAAACTGTAATCTTATCTGCTGTTCCCACAACATCAATTGTATTACCAGTTTTTGTTAAACCGTTACCAGCAGAAATCTGACCAGCACCAGAGAATTGTTCAAATGTAATTCCTGTAGTACCAAGTGTAATTGCACCGTTTGT